GCTTTCATCGTGGCTTTCACGTAAGGGTTGCCGGAGTGGTAAGCGTCAAAGACCGTGCGGCTCATTTTCTTATCGAGCTTCGCCATTTTCGCCAGCTTGCCTTCACCCATGCCGTAGAGCAATCCGAAGTTAATCTCTTTGATGGTCAGGTTGCCAAACTCGCCGTTGCCCTTGCTCGATTCCTCCGCGTTGCGGGGTATGAGCACGCCAGCCGTTTCCTTGACAAGCCGCTGAGTCAAGCGGTGGTAGTCGGTTTTCGGATCGGCGTTGTATTGTGCTCTTACGGCGTCGGCACCGTCACCGACCGCGAAGTGTACGAGCATCCTGTATTCAATCTGTGAATAGTCGCCCTTCTCCCATGCGACATGCCCAAGGTCGGGAATAAAGAGTTTTCTGATTGTCTTTCCAAGGGCTGAACGAGAAGGTATGTTTTGCAGATTCGGAGTTGAACTTGAGAGGCGACCAGAGCGCGTGCCGTCTTCGTCACTTCTGAGCAAGTGGAATTGTCCATGTACCCTTCCTTTTACGTTCGATTCTAAAATGTAAGAGCGAATGAAGGTGCTTTGAATCTTCTCCATCGCTCGAATGTCAAGTATGAGCTTGGCGGCGGGATGTTCAACCGTTTTGAGCCAATCCTTGCGGAAGCTCGGAGCGCCTTTCTCGGTGCGAGGGTAAGCGATGCCTAGCCGGTCAAACACCTTTACGATGTCAGCCGGGGCGTTCACATTGGCCCACACGCCGGAGAGTTCTTTCAGCTTCAGCCGTTCCGCGTCAATGAGCGGGGTTAGCTCGCCGTAGGTCTTTTCGGCGCGGTCAAGGTCGATTTGCACGCCCTTACGCCGCATTTCGACCATAAGGCGAATCAGGCCGCATTCCATCTCAAAGACCTTGAGTAAGTTTTGCTTCTCAAGCTCTGGCCACTGCTTCATGAGTACCTGGAGCGGAAGTGCGGCGTCTTGCTCCGCGTAGGGGCCGGCTAACCGAGGCGAGGCGCGGTATATATTCTCGCGTTGGTCGTACTTGTCTTCGCCGTAGGCTTCGCGGAGCCAGGCGTACAGTTGGTTCGTTTCTTTGCCGACGCCGCAATACTTTAGGCCCAGGTGCCCCAGGTTTACTTCGCCCTCTTCGTTCAGAAGAGACTCGGCGAATTGACAATCGTAGAGCGGCCCGCCCGGTGAAATGCCAAGGTCCGACAGGTTGCCTACGTCGTAAGTAAGGTTAGCTCCGAATTTCGGCTGCTGGCCGGAGAGCGTATCCTTTGCCCATGCCCATACGCGGCTAGGGTCTAAGTTGTATTCCGGCTCAATCTCATGAGCGGTTGGAAAGTACCAGCTATCAAAACGGTTGCCATCGAAGGCGCTCACCGACAGGCCGCAAGCGTTTGCTTTGCCGCGTGCCCATCCTGGCCCTCTCTCAAAGTCAGTTTCTTTAACCTCTAAGTCGAAGCCGATTGCCTTCGCCGCCGCGAGGTTCGGCCAGTAAGCCGGAGGACGCCAGTTAGTTTCCGGCGTCGGCGGCAAGATGCGGAGTTGCGTTTTCTTTCTTAGTTGGACGGCTTCAGCGAAGAACATTAGTACTCAACCAGAAAGACAACGCAAGGCAGAGGAAGCACGTAGACGCGCCGTTTCTTTTTGTCTATAAAGACGCCTACCCATAGGTCGTACCAAGCGAAGAATAGCTTTATTTTCATGCCCGGTACGCTGCCTTGAAGTGGGCGCAAAAGAAGTCGGGAAGTGTCCAATAGCTGCTAGGCTGATCTTCACTGAAGCACACCCGCCGAGGGCCGCAGCCCACTAGTTCATCCCAGTGTTTGCACCGGTCGCAGCGCAATTTAGACGCCATAAACTGAGCTATCTCTGAATTGCTGTTGTTATCCACGTCAATAAGGCAGAGTAATTGAGTTAATTTTTCTTTCATGCTCTGTACGCCACAGCGCCGCGAACGCCTTCGCCAAAGAACAGCATTCCGCGCCCTTTCATTGCTTCCATGTCCGCCGTCTTGACGTACGGCGCGGCCAAGGCAAGCTGTTTGCCGTCAAATGCGGCCTTGCTCAGTGATCCTTCAATTTCAAAGCACGCGGCGGCGTCCTGGCCCGGCGCATGTGAACCTAAGTAAGTGCCGTCAACAAACACGTCGCGGTGTTCAGTGAAAGCGGCGACAGATTCAGCGGCGGCAAAGAAGCCTTCCGGCAGCGGGGCCGGGGCCGCTTCGACGTTCAAAAGCGAATCAACGTCGGGCCACTTCTCGGCGTAAACCTGAGTCCGCAACCATGACTTATCTTCAAAGTAGACGGTGAAACTATTTTCGCTGAAGCCAAACTGAGCGATAGGCTTGCTTACCTTGCCCAAGGCAGTCACAAAGGCGCGGGGTAGCGTCATCGTGGGAAGGTCGATCCCATGCCAGGCTTCCAAGATAAGCACGCTGTTCGTGCCCACTGCGGAGCCGGAGCGCAAGAGCACTGAGGCGTGAATCAGCTTCGGTGCGTTGTCACTGGCGAGTGAACCGGCAATGTTCAGGGCGGCGCGTAACTTGTCGTCGGCTACGCCCGCTATTGGGTCAGGGGCCGGAGTCTCAAGGCTTCCGGTTTCAAGGCAGGGCACCAGAGCGCGAAAGGGGCCGGAGCGAACCGAGAGCTTGCCGGGTAGCTGAGTGACCGTGAGGGCGTCTCCGGCGCGTTCGAGAGCCTTGATTAGCGGGGCGGTTCGCACAATGGCGTCTAAGTCCTCTTGGACGAATGCGCCAGCGGCTAGAATGCCGTCACACGCCGACAGAAAGCCACCGCGAAAGATACAGTGGGTTTGGCCGTCAGTGCCGATTTCCCGCTGAGTCAGGCCGACTAGCTTTAGGGCGTCCAGCAGTTCCGACTTCTTTTTAGCGGACTTTTTTTGACGTGCCATTCAGCGCCTTTTTGATTTCGCGCAACTCTTCTTTAACGTCGTCCAGTTTCTTCATTGTTATATAAACCAGGACTCCGACTAAAGCAACTTGGACTGATAGTTGAAACACTTCGTTAGCTCCTAAAACTCTACGCCCATTATGTCAGGGTACGTTCGGTTTGTCCATACCCGAATTTTCCGAGGTACGCGCAACTTCGCCACAACTTGAAGCGCTTCGTCGGTACTCTCCGGTGGTTCACCGGCAAACCGCGCCCTCCACCAGTCCCGCGCCTTCTTACGTGGGAATCCTTTATGTTCAAGCATAACCCACTCATCAAACTTCGTTAGCCCCAGGCGTCCGCAATGGTAACTCACTCGGATCACTGGCGGGTTTTGGGCCTTCTGGTGCCTGTGATAGACGACGTGGTTTACGTCGAAGTTCTCAATCACCGGAGCCTGAGTTCTTACCAGTTCCGCTTCACTGGCGAATGGCTTTAACTTCGAGTTAAGCGGAAACTCAAACCCGCATGAGATACAAACCCGGCAGTTGGCGTGATTGTAAACGCCGCATTCATCACAAATACGGATCGGCGCTTGTCCTGGAGGCCCGTTACGCTTGCCCGGCTTCGACGGGATTACTGGATCGTTAATTGGTCCAAGCCGTCTGGTGTTTCCGGCAAAGTCGGCCACAAGGCAGTTTATTTTGCCGGTTTCAGGAGACGGTCTAGTGCCTCTTCCCAACATTTGCACCCACAATGATGCAGATGTCGTGCCGCGCAAAGCGGCGATAAAATCGCACGCTCTGTTGTTAATGCCAGTGGTAAGCATGTCTTTGTTGACGATGCAGCGGAGTTGCCCGGCTTTCCACCGTTTAATCGCTTTGTCATTGTGTTCGTTCCCTTTCTCACTGTGAACCACTTCGGAATCAACGCCGAACATGCGGAGAATGGCGTTGATATCCTCCGCGTGCTGAATGCTTGAGGTAAAGACCAGCCAACTACGCCGGGCATAAGCCATCTCACACATTTCCTTGCAAATTTTCAGGTTGACATCCGGCTTATTACTCGCGGCCTCAAGCTCGCTTTGATTGAACTCCCCGGCGTGTATGTGAACGTCGGAGAGGTCCAGTTCCGTCAGCGTGCGCTTAGGAATGGGCGGCACCATATAGCCCTCTTCGAGCAGCTTATTAAACTTCTCAAGCGTGGTGTAGTTACAAACTATTTCGTCAAAGATTCCATCCTCGGTTAGAAGCCCCTGCCCTAGACGGTAAGGTGTGGCGCTCAGGCCAATCACTTTTACGTGGGGGTTAATTTCTTTCAGCGCGGCTAACACCTTCTGGTATCGTCTTTCCGCCCTGAGCGGAATCATGTGCGCCTCGTCTACAACTACTAAGTCACGATGCCCGAACCTCTCAATGGCATTGACAACGGACTGAACGCCGCCAAAGACAATGGGAAGTACGGCGTCTTTGCGATGAAGGCCCGCTGAATAAATGCCAGCCGGAGCGGTCGGCCATTGTTCCAGCAAGTCATCGTAGTTCTGGCCGATGAGTGTCTTTACATGAGTGAGGCTTAGAATACGTTGGCCGCGAAAGGTGGTCATGACGCGGCGGATTAACTCAGCTATTACGGTTCCCTTGCCGGTGCCGGTCGGGAGAGCGATGATGACGTTTCCCGCCTTGCCGGATTCGTAATAATTCCAGACGGCTTGAATCGCTTCCTGTTGGTAATAGTAGAGAGTTTTCATTAGTCAGTGATGGATTTCCACCCGCTACAACCTTGTGCAATGAACTCTTTCGGAATCTCGCCGAACTGTGAACATTCCCAGGTAGCATTCTCACCCGGCGAGGCATTCGCGCACGA